CACTCTAAGGTTATCGCATTGGAAGAACAATCTGAGAACGTGTTTGGACATGAGTCCATCGTTGAAATGGTCGATGCTATGAAATGGCCGCGTGTTATCTTTACAGCTCTTCCTCACGGGGATGCGACAGATGATACTGTTAAAATTTTACTCAAACATTTGAGACCTAATGATACAATCATAGATTGTTCAAACGAATTCTATAGGGTCTCTAGAACCCGTGGGTCTAAATGTAAGGTTCGGATGATAAATTATTTAGGGACTGGACTTTCTGGTGGTACCGTCGGCGCTCGTGAAGGTCCAGCTTTCATGATAGGCGGAACTAGGCATGCATACGAGATGACTAAGCCCATCCTTACAAAGATATCTAACAGACATACGTACATGGGCGAAGATTTTGGTGTTGGTCATTTTACAAAGATGGTTCATAACGGTGTGGAATACGGAATGTTACAAGCTGTAGCAGATTTATATTCCTATTGCGGTCATGATGATACACGTATGAAAGCTAGTCTAGAAAGGGCTATCGGTACAGATATGGATGGGTATATTGTGCGATCAGCTTTGAAAGTACTCGAGCAATACGAGATGGATAAGATTTCTGATGTCGCAGAAATGAATAATACTGGGTTGTGGTGTTCTCAAGCTGGTTTTGAATATGAAATTCCTACACCGGTTATTAATTCAGCTGTTAATACTAGAATTACGAGTAGATACGTGAAGTCTATTCAGACCAAGCAACATGCGACTTCTGCCTTTGCACCCATTTGTGGAATGAATACACTGCGATTTACATTCGCTGCTTCTCTTTTAGAGGGGTTTGATCTCATGAAAACACGTAATACTCATAAACAGAGCGTGGTTAATGCGTGGTCCAGTGGTACCATCATCGAATGCCCTCTTATCGCGGAAGACCTATACGATATTATGGATAAACATATTCTAGATGCGCGAATTTTTGTGTTACATTGTATGACCGCGGGTGTGCCGTGTCCAGCTGTGCAGGCGGCTGTTATTCAATACGACTTTATACATCAACAGAAAACTTCAATGTCATTTATTATGGCGCAACGCAATTTGTTTGGACAGCATACACTTATTGAAGTATAAAAAATAAACACATTTTTAAAGTATGATTAAGAAATTGATTGACATGTTGTTAAAAGTAGAAAAACCCGTACTAGGCCGGTGGTCACTTAAAAATTGTAGTGAGATGTCGGCATCCATAAATTCTGTGTATCAGAATAGAGATCACTGTGGAGATACGATATGCAAAACACCAAAACGAGCTTCGGAATATCCTTCCACTCCTAACAATATAAAAGATAAACGATAAGTAAGAATATGCTCGAGATTTACACAGATGGAAGCTGCCTCGGAAACCCGGGACCCGGGGGGTGGGGCGTCATTTCGCGAGATTTTAAACTAACCGGTGGATCTCGAGAAACTACTAATAATATTATGGAAATGACAGCGATAATAAGAGGGTTGGAACACATTAAAAAATGTGGTATTAACGAAGTGCGTATTTTTACGGATAGCAATTATACGAAAAATGGAATCACTTCGTGGATAAAAAATTGGAAGCGTAACGGATGGCGCACTGCATCTGGGTCCGCGGTAAAAAATAAAGAACTATGGAAAACTCTCGATACACTTGTTCAGTCTATAAAAATTGTAGAATGGCGCTGGGTAAAAGCTCATAACGGAAACGTGCAAAATGAACTTGTCGATAAATTGGCGCGTTCAACTGCCTATGAATTTCAGAATAATCTGAACATACCATAGGCACAGGCCGTTATGTCTGATAAAATTTCACTGGATGAACAGGTAAACTGTTTATGGTGTGAAAAACAAGAAAAATTACTAATACGCTGGGCAGAAAAGGCCGCCGGGTATAGGTGGCTTCATAACCACTCTCGTCTATTTTTTAAGAAACAAAATGACTGGTTAGCATACCCTTCGATTGTAATTGCATCGATAACAGGTGTCGGTGGTTTTGCAGTGTTAAATCCAAGTGGTAACGCTAATACAAGTAACGATACCAGAACGCGTATTATGATCATCCAATATTTCTTTGCTTTTTTGAATGTTTTGGCGGGGATTTTGACGAGTATATCCAAATTTAGTCAGAGTTTAAGTCTTTCAGAAGGGCACTCTGCTATGTGTGTACAATGGTCCAAATTCTATAGAAATATTGATATGGAACTGTCATTAGATGTAAGGCATAGGGCAAATGTCGTAGAATTTGTAATGAAGTGCAGGGAAGATTATGATCGACTGCTAGATGAAGCACCTGACATCCCCGCAGTTTCTATACAGGCATTCCAAGTTCAGTTTCCCAATAAACCCAATAAACCAGATGTGTGCAATGGACTCAGTATCGTTGTGAACGATGAAACAAATTCTGTTATCGCTTCAAAACGAGCTGTTAATAGATGGTTAGGAGCTTTTTCAAATATAAACAAAAGGAAAAGTAAAGACGTGTCGTATCAAGGCGATGAGCTTAACAGGTTAGACTCTGTATGATCTCATTGGTCTTGTCGTACATCTTCTCGTGGTACCTGCTGGTAAACCCTTTCTTCAATCGTCCGTTTTCGATCACGTTCGATTTAAGAGAGTCCCATAATTCGAGTCGCTTCTCAAGAAACTCTTTGAACCTTTCGGGGTCGCTAGTAGATTTATAATGAATCTTTTCACTATTCATAGCCTTTTCAATTGCACTTTTTTTCTGTTCGTTATAAATTTTCACGCGTTCGTTGTATGGTACCGACACGAATATAACCTCTTGTTTCTTACTCATTTGTATTTATTTAGTAGATGTTCTTTATGTATGATTAAATTGCATGGGTTCGAGGGTGAGAGTTTCTCCCGATGTTGTGTCCATGAAAATCCACGCGAATACACCATGTATGACCCACGAAATGCCTAGCATGACCTTTAAAGCCTGTGCCTCTCGTGAAACCTGTATGGTATCATTCAAAACTAGTCTGTGTTCGTCTTCAATTTCATGCCATTCTTCACGAAGATCGTGAAGCTGATTAATGAGGTCTGTAATTTCTTGATCCATAGTTTAATATGACGTCTATTCTTTATACACGAACTCCTGTGTGTGGTCTACAGATAAACGTACCTATCAAAGTAAGTCCTAATAGACCAAGACCCAGTATACCTGTTTGTATGTTATTATCATATCATATTAAAAAATCGCGAAGTGGTTTTGTGAATCTGGGCTGAAAGTGTATTCCGGTTTCTTTGGTTTCGACTCTTCCCGACGCGCCCATTCTTTCCTGACATCTACAGGTGTTGTGTATATATCCATCTTCTCTATGGGTATAGACGGATAATCATATTTGTCGGGTGGATCACGTAAGGCATGACCACCTAGTATAAATAATATCCAAAGTATGATCGATATCCAGATGTATACCGACATTTAATATATACACGAAAAGAAATCTCAAAATTTTCTTCGCTCATAGTAATGAAGGTAACACTCAGAAAGAGTCCAAATCCTGAAAAAAAATACAGAGCCACTTTCGAGGATGGTTCGCATGTGGATTTCGGTGGCGCGGGGTACTCGGATTACACTATTCACAAGGATCCATCGCGTATGAAGAGATATCTCGCACGGCATGGACGTATGGGTGAAACATGGACTAAATCCGGTTTAAAAACTGCTGGATTTTGGTCTAGATGGTTACTGTGGTCAAAACCTAGTATGCCTGGAGCTAAGCGACTGATGTCCTCGCGTTTCGGTTTGCGATTTGTCTAAGACCACGGCGGTTCAGGTTCTTCTTAAGTTGTGATATAAGATTCGGGGGCATTGCGGGACCACGTGCTACCGCGCGCGCCATAATAGGACGCCTCATAGGTGGAGGTGGAGGGGGAGGAGGTGGAGCCCGTCTCATCATAGGACTTGATTTTTTTGTAGCGCATGTACACCTATTCTTAACGAGTTGTTTGCATGTGCGCATAGTAGCGGCAGCTTGAGTTACGCGATTTTTCATTGCAGCTAAATTGCGTAAGTTAATCTCCTTTCGTAAAGCCTCGTTGGTCTTTTTTACACGTTTACCTTGGCTGTCTCGAGTTAAACGAATACCTTTTCCGCGAGCTTTTGTTCTTATGTCAACCATTTCTATATACCGAGATTAAAAAAAGTGATCGGTTCTATAAAGTTTAGCCTGATACGCGGCAGCCTTACCCAAAACACTCACCGATTCGTTTCCGTACAGTTCTTTACATCCCAGGTCATCCATACAATCTCTTTCCCCGATCGTTACCGGTATAGAGTATATCTGATCCCCGGGTGTTGATGTGTAATAATGATATTGATCCCGACGTCCTCTCACTTCTTTACCATACAATGGAAGCGTCTCTTCGTTTTCACCTAGAAGAACACCCATCTGTTGAACGTTTCCGGGTTTGTACATCTTAATAGGAGGATCTCTATATTCAGGTGCGCGACGCACACTCGCGATAGGCCGACGCGGGGGTATCATGGGTGTCGGGACGGGTACTCTAACGACCTTGGGATCTTGTAACTTTGTGATGAGATAAAAGATTGTTACGACAAGTACGAGCATTATAAGTAAACCGGTAGTGTTCGACTTTCCTTTCTTCATTTATATAACTTAGAAAAGATTCCAGAAAGATCGACACGTTCTGCGTATGGTATTCTTTTCAATTTATGTTGAACGAATAACCATAATGCCAGAAACAAAAATTTAGGAATAAGACCAGATGTAGTATTGTCAAGTTTATATATGGGTCCAATTAATCTTCCAAAAAACGTATCTTCTTTTTTGTTCCCTGTGAGTTTCATTTCAATCTCTGTAAGTGCGCACGTATCGTCGTTTGTCGCCCAATGAAAAAAGAGGAAAGGTATGATGAGTGAGTAAAGAGATAGAGTCACTTCATCTCCAACGAAAGGTATCACTATCATCGCGAGAAACAGAAGGACGTGAACGAAAAATATAATATTCATCTCTATTAGTATGGACAAAGAAAAGAAAAAGACCCAGTCCAAAGATAAGGTAAAGCGAATTTGGCATCCTTCACAAGAAAAGATATTGAAAACATGGGGTGAGGCGTCGGCCTGTTATAGATATATGCACAACCACGCGTATTTAGTCTTCAAAAAACAAAGTATGCGTTTTACTTTACCGGTCATCGTATTATCGACGATCACTGGTACCGCGAATTTTGCGCAATCATCTTTCCCTGAAAATATGAGAGCTTCAGCACCTGCCATGATTGGTGGGTTGAATTTAATTGCTGGTATAATTGCCACTATTATGCAATTTCTAAAAATTAACGAAATGATGGAAGGATGTAGAGTCGCGTCATTGCAATACGGTAAGCTTTCGCGTACAATTCGGTTAGAACTTTCTCTTCCTATTCAAGAACGTTCTTGTGATGGTTCTGCTATGATAGAATCGTGTAGAGCTGAATATGATAGACTCATCGAGCAGTCTCCACCTCTTCCGTATGCTATTATTCAAGCTTTCGAAAAACAATTCCCGGATGATTCCGAATTTTTTAAACCGGAGATTATGCATATCCAGCCTATAGACATGTTCATTTCGGAAGATGAGATGCGATTCGAATTACAAAAAGAGCTCGGAGCTATGCGAACAGGTGAATCTACTCCGATCAATACAGACGTTGAGGTGATTATCGATGGATCGAAATCTTCCTAGCTACGTACGCTAACATTATAAGTAGTATCAGATTAAAGAGTCCGATACATATCAAATAAGGAAAAACCTTTCTCTTGATAGGTTCTACGATCCTTGTCTGAAGTGTATCACTTTCCAAAAAAATATCTAAAGCTTGATCAGTGAACTCATCGGTCATGGACTCCTTCATTAAAATAATCCCACAAAAAAAGGAGCGACCACCGACGCTCCATGAAAAAGAAATTTCCCTGTTGGAAAAATACTTGGCACAGGGGGAAAATGTATTCATATGCGGACCCACTGGTTCCGGAAAAACGTTTATAGTAGACTGTTTACTCAATGCGAGTAATACAATCGAGCTACATTCGGAACTTTTTCAAAAGAAGAGTACCTTTTTGAACTTGATAGGAGACACGTCGTACCATATATTGATAGATGGGTACGATTCAAGTGTGTATGGTCATAAGCAGGTCATAGATAAGATTTCTGATATGAACGAGAAGCTTACAAAAGGGTCGGTGATTGTAACGTCTACGTCTATTCACATGTTACCAAATTTCAAACTCATAATCGTACCAAAACGCTCCCCGGATGCGATATTCTCACTGGAGTGCAGTAACCCTAGAGCACGCCCCGCCGCTGACAAATGTCTTGGGAATATACGAAACTTTTACGATTATATGAATTTTTCAGATGAAAAAGATATTTTTAAAACATCGAAGGATATAGTTATAGATATACTATGTCGTAAAGGTAATGGATTTGATACGAGTCAAACGGTGCATGAACACGGTCACGTGGTGGATGTTATCCACGGGAATTATCTACATTCAAACGATACCAACGTCGTACCAATCGCAGATTCGTTATCACTCGCAGATATTTATGACTCCGCGATGTATAAGGGTGAATGGGATTACATGCAATACTACGTATCTTGTGGAATGGCCGTACCCAAATATAATCTAGGGGAGCCACTGAAACCAGAAAATATACAACCCGGTAGCACGTGGACTAAATACGGTAATTATAAGATGCGGCATAATAAACTCAAAATTATTCAAGGGCGGCACACCACGAAATTGGGGGTAGAAGAGCTGGGGTTAATACGTAAATATGCGATCGCCGGAGATCTAGATCCTTTAATCGAATACAAACTCACACCTCTCGATTTTGACATCATGAATCATCTCGCACTTGGCAACAAATTGAAACCATCTGAAGTTGCAAAAGTTAAAAAGAAACTGCGTAATGTAGTCAATGAGTAACTCCGACAGTGAAGACGAGACTTCTGGCGACGATATTGTCCGTGTGGTAGGCTGTGACATTTATTACTATGGGGCTATAGACCGTGAAAGTATACTGACGTTCATAGAAGAGTTTAAAAAGTTGGAAGTTGACTTACTTAAAAAAGCGATCGAGCTTCCTGGGTACACACCTACAATTCAAGTTCATATTCATAGTGAAGGAGGTGATGTATTTTCAGGGTTAAGTGCTATGGACACTCTCAGATCTGCGCGGGTTAACGTGACGTGCATAGCTGAGGGTAACTGTTGTAGTGCCGCCACCTTTTTACTTCTCGGAGGGAAGAAGAGGCTCATGAGCCGACATTCATTCGTGTTGATTCACCAGCTCTCGACTGGGTTCTTTGGAAAATATAATGAACTCAAAGACGAGATGAAAACATGCAAAAAAATCATGAAAACCATAAAAGGAATCTATAGATCGGAAACTGAGATTCCTAAAGAAACACTAAACGAATTCATGCGCAAAGATATCTATCTCAACTACGAGGACTGTCTCAACTACGGGATCGTTCACGACGCCTCGTAACATCAAGAAATCGCTTATATAAAAAAATTACACCTAAGATGATCACCCCAACACTGATTGTATTCATATTTAAGGGAACCGTCGTTAACGGAGGAGGCTTAAGTCGCTCCATCCTTTGATAATTTACTACTGGTATCATTCCTACTACTAATATGAATACAATTTTTACTACCGATAAAAACAACAAGAAGCGCTACCTCGACATTCGTGTTGAAGAAATCAATGATGTCTGGTGCATCGTCAAGGCAACTGGTCATGTTGGGGGGAAAGAAGTTACATCCATGACTGAAGTACCCCTCGGTTTCGAGAGTGCGACGAAGCGTGCGAAGACCATGTGGAAGAATGCAAACACTAAGGCTACCACAGTTCTTCCTATGCTGGCGAATAAATGGGAAGATCGCAAGAAGTACATCTCCGAACCATTTTACGTGCAACCCAAGCTCGATGGTGTTCGTCTTCTGGTTTCTAAAAACGGTGGTATCTCGAGAACCGGTAAAATCATCCCCGGAACCGAGGTTCTTGGTAAGGGACTCGAGACTGGTCAATACGTCGACGGAGAGGCGTTTGACCCCAATCTTACCTTCGAGGAACTTACGAGCACGTTCAAAACTGACCCTCTCAAGCTCAAGTTCCACGTGTTCGATTTCTTTGATCTCAGAGCCGAAGCGCTCGCTCGAGACAAGATGACGTTCGAGCAGCGCTGGGAGTACGTCAAAGATTCTATCTACAATCCTCATTACGAATACGTGAAAACGACACTCGTAAAATCCAAGAAGGATCTTCCCAAGGTGCACAAGAAGCACGTCGAGGATGGTCACGAGGGTACGATGATTCGTGATCGCTTTAGTGTGTATGAAGTTGGACAGCGAAGCAACTATCTTCTCAAGCACAAGGATTTCCAGACCGAGGAATATGAGATTATCGGAGCCACCACGGGTCATGGTCGAGATGCAAATTGTGTCGTGTGGATGTGTAAGACGGAGGAAGGTAAGGTTTTCAGCGCTCGTCCCGAGGGTACATTGGAGGATCGTGAGTACAAGTATGCGAACAAAGATCAGTTCATTGGTAAGATGCTTACCGTTCGGTTCCAAAACCTGACAGATAAGAATGTTCCAAGGTTCCCGATCGGGGTTGCGATTAGAGACTATGAATAAATTGTTATAAATATGTAAATGAATCGAATTGCTATTGACGTTGATGAAGTTCTCGTACCGTTTGTTAGACCCATGGCCAAGTTTAAAAAGCTAAAAATGCCAACTGAAAAATGTAGATACGTGTACCGAGAAATGTTTGAAATAACAGAACCTCAATCCCGGAAGATGGTAAGAGAATTTTATGATTCCGAGGTATTCGATGCACTCCAGCCTATCGATTCTTCTCAGGCAGTTCTTCGGCTTATGCGACCGTATGTAGATAAGATGTATGTCGTCACCGGTCGTCACGACTGTGTCAGAGAGAAAACTGAAGACTGGTTAAATTTTCATTTTCCGGGTGTATTTGATGATGTTATTTTGACGAATAGTTTTACGACTTATGAAATACAGAAATACGATATATGTCACGCCCTTAATCTCGATACTATCATAGATGATAGTGATACGACGTGTGGTATATGTAAACACTGGAACATGGATGCCTTTCACTTTGCAGGGTACAACGGCGAGGAATATGAATGGTGTACGAGAGATGACATAAGTGTTTTGAGTTGGGCGGACTTGTATAAGAAGCTACCCCAGAAGTTTATGGAATAAAATCTCAGTTTATAATAGATGTCTCGAACGGTAACTATTACTAAGACTGGTACTACACCCAAGACTGCTTCACCCAAAATTACACAGAATGCAGCGATTGGTAGAATGTTGAATAATAAGCTGGATATCAAGTCTAAGCGCGAACAGATGATAAATACGTACCTTACGTTTGCATATGAAATGCGTCCGGGTTTAGATAATCGTGTATTCTGGAAGTACGTTATACTTCTATTGTTTTCTATAGATCAGATCGCAGGGGTTATCACTAACAACACGAGTAGTTCTGAACTGTATGCGAAGATAGATAACATGACAGGTACAGTTTCCGATTCGGATCAGATATTCTGGTCCAAGACGTTTGAGACTATCGTGAAAAATTGTAAGCGTATCAATGCATCAACCTCCCGCCCCCTTTATAATCGTCTTCCCAAATTATAATTTCTGAGTATTAAGTAGAATGGGTTCCAAGTGCTCAGAAAAACCCATTTTCGTCGTTATAAAAGAAACCCCTTCAGGATACTTTTTCGATAACGATGTAACGTACAGTAGTCCATTTGCCAGTCACACGATATCACAAACGTCTGATATGACACACCCCTCCATTATTGTCAAGAGTAATTGGGGAATGGATAAAAGTAAAGCTATTACTCAATTGGTCACAGGTAACGCTGGTTTTAAGATTTTAGAGACTAGACGTAACAGTAATTTCCATAGAAGTTATCAAACTGGTGAATCCGTTGGTTTACTTTTCAATAATACACATGGTTATCGTTTGGGTCGATTTAAACCCTTAAGCGGTGAAGCTCCGTCTGTTGCAGAATTGGCTAATTTACTTTCCAATATTTCGAGATCTGCTAAGGATGTGAAGGTTCGTGGAAGTCCGTTAGAATACAAAAGATTACTCGATTATTTTCAGTTTTTGTTAGTGTCTAAGGTTACGGGTAATGGTGAGTTGTATCTCACGCGCCCAAATAATGTGAATCTTTTAGACGCTGTAAACGAAAGGAATGTCTCGTTAGAAGAGGCCTATATGACTTTATTCGACGGTGAATTATCAAACCGCACCATGTACAATACAGCTTATTTCGTAACCGGTGATCGTCCAGCGGCCATGGCTTCCGTCATTCGTCGAGTTCCGACGTTATTCCAAGAAAGCAAGGGTCAAAAATTGCATCTTATACCCGAAGGGGATAACTCAAGAATACGAAAATACCTGGTAGAAAAATTAACTGATCGGAGTCTTGGTTACACCGTTTCGGGTATGGGTATGCTTTCATTGGGTGAAGAGAATATCATATATAAAATGGATAAAATTGAGTGGTATCTCGATACCGAAAAGTTGTTCGATCGTCGCCTTGTATCTAGTAATGACGTGAGAGCCTTGATATTATTTTATTGGATTTTCAGCTACCCCGGGCGATCAAATATACCAGTTGTTGAAGCGTTCTTTGCAATAGTCGATACGTTTCATGATTTCAAACCTTCCGACCGTTCGGGTGGTAAAGGTGGTAATGGAAACGGTGGGTCCTTGTTCGGTACTCAGAATAATCGTGAACGTTTTAAGGCGAGAAAGGTGAATACTATAAACCTGAATAATGTTTCTAATACAAAAACAGCGCATAAAACGCTTGTGAGATTATTGGGAACTGATATCTACCGTAAAGTTAGTAGCGGATACGGTAACTCGTTAAAAAGTATCGTAAAGGGGGTCAATGGACGCACGGAATTGAAACCCGACGTAAAAGTGGGGCGATTTTTATATTTCGTGACGAGTCTATTTGGATCAGACTCCGGGTCACTCATAAAAGCGTGTGAAGAATTATCTAGAGATATACTCATTGCTATAGCTTCTAATAATAGTCCTCTATACAACCGTGGTCTACACTCCAACGCACCAACGAATCCTTTATGCCAAAGACTTGATTCGGAGAGTGCGTGTTTGGTTATAGATATGATGTTTGGTAGTTTACCAGATTGTTTAGCTAAATATAGCGTGTTTCATAATGTGGGTGTTTTAGATCCAGCGAGTAAAAGAATTTTATCATGGGGAGAAATCCCAAATGGCGTTGGGTGTATAGAGACTGGGGATGATATAAAACGAAGAAAGAGACGCGTGAAGGAAGCAAGACTCAGAGTTAAAAAACTTAAAAATACGAAAATGCAAGCAGCGGCCAAGGAACGGAGAAAGGAGAAAGCTGCTGAAACACGTATTCAACGTAGACAAGAAGAATTAAATCAGAAACGTCGCGAATCAAATGAACGTCAAAGAAAGCAACAGGAAGCTGCGCAGAGACGAGCCGCAAGTACGCGAGGTGCACCCGCACCAGCACCAGCACCAGCACCGGTCAAGTCACCATTTAAAATGAATAAATCACCGAGCAATATGAAGATGAATATTAGTAAAAAATCCCCCCCGAAATCGGCTACACGAAGAACACCGCTTCCACCAAATCCTTTCCGCCTCGCTCAGCGACGAATTTCAGCTGCACAAAATTCCCCCAGACCTCCTAGGTCTGTGAGGGATGCGTTAACACCCATACCAGAGACACGAGCAGAGAGTGCGGCTCGATCGCGTCGCAACGCACCTGCTTCGGCTGGTACTCGCTCGGCTTCTCGTCGCACACCCAGCACTACTCGATAATATGTTGGATTATGATAGATGAACAACAAAGAATATAATCGATTTAGGAGAGAAATAATGAAATACAAGAATCTTGTTAATCGGGATAGAATTAATCGCATTTCTAAACAGGTACAAGAGGGAAACAAAACGCGTAATCAGGGGTTAGTTGAAGCTTATAACGAAGCGAACATAGAATATAGAGCACAAATGACGGGCTACTATCCCACAATGGTGACGAAGCTTTTAAAAATGTTACTCAAACAAAGAATCATTACAGGGGGGCAGATGGCAAAACTTACAACTGATAGAGCTATGAGAGCATTTGTGCGAGAAGTGGCTGGGGAAGGTCCATCCAGACCTCCGTGCGTTAAAATACAAAATGCTAGAGGATGCTCTAATGGTCGTAAAGCTATTCAGGGCTTCGGAAGATCTGCTAGGCGTGCCGTGGGGAGTGCCGTTAGTACACCCTTCAGAGCTGTGGGTAGTGCGGTGAGTAAAAGCTTGCGCAGGGGTACTTAAGTAAACCCCAATATATCAAAAAAATATACAAACATGAACACCCTAAATGAGACTTTCAAAAACGGAGCGGCCATCATGAGTCTCATTTGGAGCGTAGGAAAAATGCAAGATTGGGTGCAGCGTAATCAGTATTAAAGCGTAGAGCCGTTGAATAAATACAAAATGTTTACCATCACGTGTTCTAAGGTCCCGTCCCGTGTTCCAGTTTTTGAGACCCCCACTGAGCAGGCAAAAGCTCGGATAGCAAAGGCTGCAAATAACGATAAGAAGCGTAATAGACACTGGCGTCAACATGTATACTCACATCCCTCACAGGAAGAAATCGCGAACAGGGCACTCAGTAAAGGAGCTGAGAGAATTAGGGAGATGGAAATAGAGATCGAGAGGTATAAACAAGTGAACGCAAAACTCGAGAGACTCGCTAAATGGAATCTTCGTTCATCTCATTCCTCACTCAAAACTTCCGAAGAAATGATACAACTGCTTCAAGATACGTTCGGTGACGAGGCTTTTGAGAAGACTGAGGATGAGAAGTAACTCCGTACGTGTTAGGTCCGTTATATGTCATGCACACAGCTTCATCTTCAATAAATCCGAGAATAGATTTATACATTGATATTTAAACGTTTCTATGCTTTAGTTGCATTTAAATGAACTTAAGTCGTGACGTAAATATGTAATATTTAAGTAAATATGTTCGCACTCAGACAACCCACCTTTCGACCCACTCCCTTCCGCTTCAAGCCTAAGGTTAAAAAATCCGCAGCCAAGAGTTACTACGCACTCGATTATAGCAACAGTACAGTACTCGAAAAAGTTTCTAATCACGATCTTTTTCATGTCATAGCATTTCATAAAGCTGGACATGAAGAAGGAATTTATTCTATTACGGATACAGATACAGATGATATCCCCCGACACTTTATCGTAGCGTTCGTAACATTTGACGACGCGTATAGGTACAAAACGCTCTTAGAAGCTGATATGGATTCTTATTCACCTTATATTCAATATGCATCAAGATTTGAACTCGACCACGCGTGTAGTGTTGGTGGATACCATTGCAGAGTCGTAAATAAAGGGGCGCTCATTACTCCGCCCATGAGAACTGTAAAACTAACAGATTGGGAAATTCGTCAGTCTCTCCTAGATGGCAATTGGACTGTTGCACCTAAACCGGGGAATCGTCATGAATAACAATAGATTCCAAACTATTGGAACGACTCATGATAGGAGAAAGTCCACTAATGACGGGATTTCTTTTCTGTGCACATGAATGACGTTCCATGGAAGCAACAGTGTTAAATGTGGACCAACATATATTACAACGAACAGTACCGTATCCCCTGTTAATGCAAGTGTTAATTTGTTCCGTTGAATGGTATCCCATGTGGTTTATCAAACCCTGCATATCGGAGAATACAGAGCCACATAATTCACACGAACAGTCGAAGGGATGCGTGTATGCATCTGGTAGTCTCTTATAACGTTTTTTAAATAAAAAGTCTAAACACATATACTTCCCTGATATAATATTAAATGTGTTTTTCTGTAAATTGATAATCGGGATACATGTATCGTAATTTTTGTTTTTGAAACATAAATACGGTTATCTTCTCGTACACAGACATTGTTTCTGTCTTGAAACGAACAGTCCGCGCATCGTGATCGACGCGAATTTCCATACCGTATGCACTAGGGTATTCTGGGACGTCATCGGGTAATATGTCGTATAAATGTCTTTTTGCGCGTTTATCGTCGAATAGTAGATCCTCTGAAAGACTATTAGTGGATTGTGGTCGTATATGATTTTGTAAAAGGGTTATGCGCCTTAACGCTGGACCAATGCGTATTGGGTTCATCTTACATATTTAATGCGAGTACTTTTTATACCACTTTAAGATTCATGTTACGAGGTTTGTAGATTTTCTTCGCCATCCACGTCATGAAAACACCGACTTCCATGATAAGAAGTGCGTGGTGAAACATGACCACCCTCTTAGCTCGGTCAGTTTTCGGGCTAAAGTCACCGTATCCAACCGTACTCATCGTTGTAAATGCGAAGTACCATGGATCGGTGGAAGATTCCGTAAATCCAAACTCTTCTGGGTCGAACATATTCGCATATATGAATCCGAATATAAGTGTCGTAAATATCATTAATAAGGCAACGAGTATACCATCCATTTGTTATATGCAGACATTTAAAGTTATCCCGCGTACACTAACAAAGATGGAGTCCAAGCTACTTATCAAACGCCTTTCACCCGACGCGATTATTCCTGAGCGATCTGGATCAAGTGCCTCTGTTGGATACGACCTTTACAGTATCGTCGATGTTGAAATTCCCGTTCTAGCTAGGGGTATAGTGAGTACTGGAATCGCTGCGACGGTTCCCATCGGCTGCTACGGTCGCATCGCTCCTCGCTCTGGTCTCGCTGTTAAGAACGGTATTCAAACTGGTGCTGGTGTTATTGACCCTGATTATACAGGTGAACTCAAGGTGATCCTGTTTAATCATGGGCATGAAACGTTTCATATTAAACCTGGGGATAAGATCGCCCAGCTTATAGTAGAGAGGTGTGAAACCCCTGTAATCGAGATTGTAGACGAAATCGCATCCACTGAACGTGGTGAACGCGGTTTTGGTTCTTCTGGTTAAACATAAATAAAAAACTTAACACAGGTATTTAGTTAGCAAACGCAACGCCGGCCATACCGTCTTTTATCTTTAAAATATTGTAGTTCACTGAATACGCGCGAACGATGCTTCCGTTCCTGACCCCCGTACCAGTGAGGTTCAACTTTGCATTATCAATCCTACTGAAATTTAACGACCCTGAAGGCTGAGAGGCATTCAATTTTAAGCAGAAAGGCCACGTGAACGTAGACACGGTGCTGAGAGTCGACGAAGGGAGGGATGTGCAGTGCATCTCCGGAACGACGTTGTGATGGTAAACGGGGGACATTTCTTCGAAGAGGGTAGTACCGTTAATATAGAGAGAAGCCCGATCGAACGTGAAGTTAGTATCCCATTGACTGTTATTAGCCTCGGAAGAGACGACGTGGATAGCCTTGGAGGGGTGGTTGAAGTACGTGAGATCGACGTCAACATCATCCGCAGACATGGGTTGAAACTGTGTCTGGGTGATGAGGATCTCATGCTCATGCTCGACGACCATCTGACGCTCCTCGGAGTCGAGGTACACGTACGTCCCGTAGACCTTGGGGGTGGACTCCGGGGTAAATCCGGAGCGGCACTTAATACGTAATTCGACCTGATGGAACTGGAGTGCGGTGAGAGGAAGAGATTTAGTCCAATCCTCGGAGAAAAAGAAAGGGATGATATAATGATCGGCACCCGTACTAGTTCCCTTGGCGTTTTCAGAAACCTCATCAAGAGTCACGGCGCAAGTGGCCTTGGCGCCATCCTGCTTGTAGAGTAAATTGTGGACACCCTGAACGAAAAGAGCGTCGAGACGGCACACTTCTTGACCACCAATCCAAAGAGAAAACTCGGTTGTGCTGGTGACACCGCTGCTAAAGAAACCGGAGTTGTTCGTACCACCTTGACCTATGTTTGTGGCCTCAACCCAGACGTAACTTAACAGGTCACCCTTAGTGCGCAGAGGAACCACGACTTCATTACCAGCGGCAAAGGTTCCCACGTAATCGAGACGTTCCGGCTTGAGCGCAAAATTGGTATGTCTCTTATAATTTTGGTGGAAAAATGAAACTTGAGGCGTGCCAGTGATGAAGACATCCTGGGCACCCTTAGACACGAGGTCAATCAAAGCAGCTGACATTTTACTAATATATGATATTAAAAATTTAGCTCTATAACGAAGTATGGTACAATTTCAAGTCCTGACATGGGATGCACGTGACGAAGATGAGCAGCATTTAATCAGGATGTTTGGAAGGACTCAAGATGGTCACTCCGTCTGTGTGACGACGCCGTTTAAACCCTACTTTTTCATGAAGCTTCCTGATACACTCGACACTAAGAAAGTGATCGATTACGTTAAAGACACATGTCCGGATATTGTAAACTGTGGATCCCTGAGGTCTAAAGATATAGAAGGGTTTCAGAATGGGGAATCCAGAACGTTTATACAGATAACATGCAAAGATCTTCAATCGCGACGATTTATAAGTAGTAAGTTGAGGAGAACAACTCATGCATCACTTAAAAAATTAGAACGGGAACGGAAAGAAATAGATCACAAACTATTACTAACTGAGTCATCTGTAGAAAAACAGAACGATGAAGCGGCAAAAAATCGGGCTGTACACGAGGTGGCGGTGCTGAGAAAAACCCTGGAAAAACTAGACACCGATATTGATAGAACATTGCACGTAAGTCAGTTACGATTATACGAAGCGAATCTAGATCCTGTTCTGAGATTCATGCACAGATCTAATATCCAATCTACGGGCTGGGTGGATACGGGTGATGGTTGTGAGCGTGCTGACTTTGCAAATGTGGATATTGATTTGTACTGTAAGTCCTGGAAAGACCTGAAACCTGTAGATAAACCCGAATCTGCACCCTTTGTGATAGCGTCGGTTGATATCGAATGTTATAGTTCGACTGGAAAGTTTCCAAGCCCTAACGTGCGGGACGATGCATGTTTTCAAATTGCTATATCACTCATGCGTTTTGGTGAAACTGAACCGTATGAGAAAACGTGTTTGTGTTACAAAGAAACTGATAAAAACCTCGGAGATGATTCGATTATTGAATGGTATCCCACTGAAAAGGATATGTTGATTCGATTTTCAAATTATCTCAACGAAAAGGGTGTAGATGTTATCACTGGCTGGAATATATTTGGTTTTGATCTTGAGTATATTATCGAGCGCGGGCATTTGATGTCCTGTCCTCTATCTTTCTTCAAAATGAGTAAACTGAAAACGCATGTATGTGACCTCGTACGTAAAAAGCTTTCCTCGAGTGCTCTCGGGGATAACGAGTTGAAGCTCGTCCCTATGCCCGGTATATTTATCTTTGATCTATTTCACGAAGTAAAGCGCGAATATAAACTGGATTCGTATAAACTGGACAATGTATCGAAATTGTATCTCGGAGATAACAAGATTGATATGGCTCCAAAAGAGATGTTCCGTCGATACGAGGAAGAAGATCCGGTGAAGCTTCGAGAGGTTGCGGAGTATTGTATAAAGGATACACTCCTCCCACATCGCCTTATTTCAAAGCTGTGTACGTTCATTAATCTTCTAGAGATGGCCAAGGCTACATGGGTACCACTCAGCTATTTAGTGGAAAGGGGGCAGCAGATAAAGGTGTTTAGTTGTCTTACAAAAAAGGCGCGTGAGATGAAGTTTAAAGTGCCTACGTATGAATATGGTCATACAGATAATACTGGATACGTGGGGGCGACAGTACTAGAAGCACAGTCTGGTGCATATTACACACCTATCACAGCCCTGGATTTTGAAGGTCTATATCCAAGTATCATGATGGCGCATAATCTCTGTTACTCAACACTCGTCATGGACGCTAAATACAAAAATTTACCCGGAGTTGAATATGAAACGTTCGGAGATCACACGTTCGCACAAAACGTTCCAAGTATTTTACCAAGTATTTTGGTAGAACTCAAGGCGTTTAGAAAACAAGCGAAAAAGGATATGGCCAAGGCTACCGGTGCAATGAAACAAATGTATAATGGTAAGCAGTTGGCGTACAAAATCAGTATGAACAGTGTCTATGGATTTACCGGAGCCTCGAGGGGTATTCTACCCTGCGTGGCTATTGCGTCGACGACTACGATGAAAGGTCGAGGTATGATTGACGAAACAAAGGCATACGTTGAAAAACATTATCCGGGTTCTCGTGTGCGCTACGGAGATACGGATTCGGTCATGGTCGAATTTGACGTACAAGGGCGAACAGGCAAAGATGCTATTGAATATAGTTGGGAACTTGGTGAACGCGCTGCCGCTGAGTGTACGAAGTTATTTAAGGCTCCTAATAATTTGGAACTTGAGAAAGTGTACTGTCCATATTTCCTTTACAGTAAGAAGAGATATGCCGCGAAACTCTGGACGAAGGGTAAAGACGGAGAAATGAACATGGATTATATAGATGTAAAAGGGTTGCAACTTGTTCGCCGTGATAATACTCCTTATATGAGAGAAGTGTGTAAAGAGTTGCTAGATGTAGTTCTCGATAGTAACGGTACAGACGCACCCAAGGCTCTTGCTCGAAAAAGAGCGGTCGAGTTACTCGAGGGAGATGTTCCGAATGAGAAACTCATACTAAGTCAGTCTCTATCTGATTCATATAAAGTGAAAGGAGAAAGTGTATCTATCACCAGTGACGAGGTTGCAAATATCAGTCAAGCGCATGTACAAGTGGTTCGAAAAATGAGAGACCGCCAACCGGGATCCGAGCCACAATCCGGAGATAGAGTACCATATATTCTTATCAACACCGGTGACCCAAAGGCTCGTGCATTCGAGAAATCTGAAGATCCTGTATACGCCAGAGACCACAAGCTCCCGGTCGACTATCCGTATTATTTTTTGAACAAGTTTTTAAACCCTGTATGCGATTTACTCGACCCCCTGTTTGAAAATGTCAAGGATGATATTTTCGGAGAACTACTAATGCGTGCAAAACCACCTAAAAAACCTCGCAAAAAAGCTGATCCGAAGCAACCTACCTTGATCAGTGATATATTTAAAAAGGAGAGTCAATGATAGAGTATGACCGAAGTAATTCTCGGGTTTATCAATTCTCAGCAGGTGGGATTAAAAGATATAGAAAAGGCTGTAAAAGAGATAGAAGAAAAGCATAAAGAACAAATGAGGGCTAATATACTCGAAGCTTCTAATCAACTATGTGTAGAGTTCAAAAGTCTGCAACGTGAGGATGTTCGTGTTCGTAGAATAATTGCACGTGTGTTTGGTGACGACAAATGCATCGGAAAGAGAAAGAATGGTCGACCCTGTGGAAACAAGTCTATGACCGGTTTAGATGGATATTGTAAAACGTGTTACAAGTCTAAGCCACCAGAATCCAGGGTGATTAGTTTTGGTGCAATTAATACCGACACAGTTCCACCCGGAATTGATATAGGTGATATGGGAACATGCGTGCTCACGGGTGCAGGAAGTGCGGGATTTCCAGGAACGCCTATATCGACTAGCCCCCCACCCGAAGACGAGCTTAGAGATTTACCTCCATTATATTAATAATGAACAAATCAGATATTCTACTAAATTCTATTAACGCATTCTATGCAAAACCCGAGAATAAAGCTACGCTCGTTGAACTATTAACAAAAAGTGGAGGTATATCTCTACGAAACCTGGAATGGTTTATTACTAATTATTCTAAAAAGAATAACCTATCATATGAAACGAACGACGGAAAAATTTTTAGTGTTCATTGCGCGTACAAGTCGAGTCTAGACGGATATTCAAAAAAACTATTCGACCCATTCTGTAGAACGGAGAAGATAACCTATAAACTACCGGATACATCTGAGGAAATTCATACGACCGTTGCACAGCTGAATTTCATCCGATGGTGTATTAGGAATAATATCGTGGATTACATTCGTAATCATCACGATACATTATTTATGAAAGGGAATACCCTTCGACTCCAGACGGCTTAGGCCTACCATACCCGGGAGGAATTTTAGGAGATCTAGGAATAAGAGATTCGGGCATTTCGGGTATGTATCTATCTGCAGACATACCTACACCAGACATGAATCCTCTATCGAAGAGAAAGGTCTGATATCCAACATAATACATGTTGAGAGTGTAGACGTTTGTCAAATTGGGGGTGAGTGAAATATCAAGAATAGTTCGATCTGAATTTAATTTACTGAAGTCCAGGCTTCCCGATGGTTCCACATTAATCGGATTCATCGCGAATGCATACGTGTAAATATTTCTATCAGGCTTAGATAATCTACTATTATAAGGTACGACGTACTTATAGAAAACATGGTCGGGATTATTTATATTTGGTAAATCCTGACCGTTAATAAATATTTTAGCTGTCTGTTGTACGGGGTTAAAAAACTCCGAACTAAGTCCATACGTATTTGATGTTGAGAAGTTATATCTATTTTCAAACTTTCGCTCGAGAACGTCTGTATCACCCGTACCTAGATTCGAAGGACTACCGTGTTCACTCTCATCCTCGAAATCTTTGCGTCGTAAAAACCAAAACATAGATTTCACCGGTATACTGGGAACAAGTTGTAATTTAACATTATTTTCACCTATCTCCGTTTCTAATGTTGGATGTTTATTCACTACATCGGTAATTAGGACCTGTTGCTTCGTGGTCAGATATGACTTTTCTTGTGCCGATACGGTAATTTCTTCTGTTATCAGACTGAACTTATCTAACGTGAGAGGTGAGAAACTTGGATTATTCGTGAAGAACGTACTCGGTCTAAACTTTATTTCAAATTCTAGTTTTTGTTTATGAATGGCACACGTAGGAAAATATGGTCGGTTAGGTAAATTAGAAGCGTACTCATCCCCCTCATACTTACGTGAAAAGAAAAGAGGTATAGGTATCATCAGCTGCGACGGGTATCTAGATAAAGTAGCATCGTTTGCAGACGAAGTACCTTCTGATTGATTACGATTGAGAGTGTATCGTTTTGTCCTCTTTTCAGATGCATCTAAATACAATTCATCGTATATCATACCCCAGTCATCATGATACTTTTCGAGTTCTAACTCGTCCACGCGCATTGTCACTGTTTCTATCACATGACGGCCTATCTGGTCAGCGATATTGGCATTTGATTCAACTTTGGGAAATTCGAGATGAACATACATATTACTAAGGAGGTCACCCATGTTCTGTGGATTTAATGTAACTTTTACAGATTCGCCGAATGGCCATGTGGTCGACGCGTTAGAAGGTTTAGAGACGGTGATACTTTTATGATATTTCGTAAAGTTTGAATGTTGTGTAGGTTCATATTTAAAGAAGGAATGTGTTGGGCTATCGTGTAATAGGAACGTGTCCTGTTTACCTATCGCGTTAAGAGCCAAAACAGAACCGGTATCGGGACCTTGGAGGTCCATACTTATCTATTGCTCACAATTTTTTAAGGTCAGTTTTCCACATGTCAATATATCCAATAGCTTTGAGTGAATTAAGTTCTTCGTTGAGAGTTTTCCATTCGTCGAACAGAGCCTTTACCCTTTCCTCTGTATAATCAACTGTCTTCGTATGTAAGAGGTAGTCGTACGAGTCATCAACCTTAGGAAACAATGTAGACAGTTGAATCTCTAGATCATGCTTCTTACGTTTGAATATCACTATGTCGCCCTCTATCACCATCTTAACGAACCGTGCACGCCTGGCGCACAGTTCAGCCTTTCTTTTCGTAACTTCGATGAGCCTATTCTTTCTCTTCACATAGTAATCCATACGAAGGCCGATGAAGTCAGTGAGTATCTTCTCTGCGCTGTCGTATTTACATATACCTTTCGTCGGATGAAAAAGATGCATATTTGAGCATCTGATAGTCTTTTGCAGTTTAAGATCCTTCACAGCGTCTTTACCATTGTAATCCTGGATTATAAAGTCAACATTCTCAGTTGTACTGTTGTTCGTGAAACCGCTGATGATTTTCTTTTCAACGAGAGTATCGAGGTGTTCCTTGTAATCTTGTGTCCATCGACCCGGTGGAAGTTCGGTGACTTTGATCGTCTTTCCGATACAAACCCAAACACCTTGTGCGATCCATGAATCATCATCCTGTTCTAAGATAGACCCCTTAAACCCTCGAAACCATGGTTTCATTTTTTTCATATCTATACCCTTTGTAAAGTTGAGAATATTTGCCTTGATATCTCCTGGATTGAAGGGTGGTACGTAGCACGAAAACCCCGTTCCGATTCCTTCAGTCCCATTCACGAGTACCATGGGTAGAACAGGTATGTAATGCTCGGGCTCAATTGATCGTCCATCATCGTCAAGATAGGTAAGTACAGCGTCATCCTTTTGATCGAAGAGAGTCCGAGTCTCCTTCGAGAGCCTGGTAAAGATATATCTCGTTTGAGATGCATCCTTGCCGCCCATCAACCGGGTCCCAAACTGACCACATGGTTCGAGAAGATTGATATTGTTTGAACCCATATAGTCGTTGGCTAGTTTGACGATAGTGTCGGCCAAACTTACTTCACCATGATGATAAGCAGACTTTTCAGCTACATAGGCAGCCAATTGCGCCACCTTCATCTCGGCGGTCAGATTCTTTTGGAAACATGAATACATGACCTTCCTTTGCGACGGTTTGAGACCATCAGCCATGTGGGCGATCGAACGCTTCAAATCGGCCAGTGAGAAGTTTACGAGGTCTTTGTGAATAAAGTCCGAAATCCCCAACTGCTTTACGTTTCCATAAGGTAC